AAAGACCCCCCCCCTCTCTCCGCGCAGGCGTTGCCCCAGGCAAAAGTTGGCCATGTTTTTCAAGGATTGCATTAAATAAATACATAATACTGTTATCGTATTTAATCAAATATTATAACATTGTTATCATATTTAATATGATAAAAGCTATTGACAAAATACGTCCATTATGCTATAATACATATAACAAGGGAACACCACTTAGAGTGTAGAAAGGTTTATAGTATGATTTCAGGATATCTAGATCATGTTTTTGAAACTGAATTGGCTGAATTATGCAGTTCCAAGAACTGGGTGTATAATATTGATTATTACACACGAACTGTAATAATAATTAAACAGTATCGCGTTTTGGCAATGCATAGATTAGATTATTTAGAGAATTATAATATGTTGAAGGATTTACCGAAAGCCATTGAAATTACCATCGAATCGTTAGACGAAAGATGGTTTCATGCGTGTGATGAACGGGAGAAGATGGCTAAGTTAAAAGCATTTTGTATTTATTATGCTCTGCCAAGTCCAATACTTTGTCATGATATAGTTTCGATAAAATGGTATGAATTGGAAATTAAGATGGATATATCTCTATCATTAAAGGATATGATAGAATATATAAATAAAATTATTAAAAAGTGAGGTATTATCAATGGCAAACAATTTCTTGAAAGAATCAATGCTGAAGGTAGCACAGAGAGAGACTTCATTGTCTCGTCTTATGGAAGGACGGGAGAAAATTAAAACTGAGGATATTATCAAAAAGTATCCTAATGGCGTTACACTTACAGAGTTTGACTTAGTAACTATTGACGATAGTACTTTTCCGGTATTTGCATTTGCCGAGAACGACAAAGAGTGTTTTTTTGGAGGTCATGTGCTTACAAAAATTGCCACTGGGTGGGTAAAAGCATGCGATGGAGATGTGGAAATAGCATCTGACAATTTGAAGTCCTGCGGGGGAATTAGGGTTCAATTCGAGCTTAGCAGAACTAATAAAAATAATAATATTACATTGGTCAAGGTACTGGGTTAATCCCAGTATCTTGATAAGAAGGTGTTTGTATGAAAGAAATAGAGAAAGATGTAAGATGCATAATAGGTTTTTATTGTAGTTTGCTTAGAGAGGATTTGGGATGTACGCAAAATGTTGTTGCTGATGTAACGCAGAAGTCGAGGAGACTTGTTTCTCATTTTGAGCATGGTAATTCTGATAATATTAATGTTTTTTTATGGTATATTATTAATGGATTATTTGTTTATTATGGTCAAGATATATATGAAGATATTAATGCAATGAGGTATAAATATGACAACAGCCGAGATTCTAAACATAGATATAGAAGATTTTCTGAAACTTGATAAAAAGACATTATCGAAATATGTCTCACAATTAGCCTCAACTGCCAATAAAAGATTAAAACGACTTGAATCTGTTCAAGGTGGCGTGTTATCTCCTGCTTATTCAGCCATTGAAAGAAGTAAGGGGGGGGCACATTTTTCTGCAAAAGGCAAGAATTTAAATGAATTAAGGGGCGAGTTTACCAGAGTTTCACAATTTTTAAGAAATAAAACGTCGACTGTTAAAGGATGGAAAACTACTTATAGCGAATTTGGAGAGAGAATAGGTATATATTTAACACCCGAAGAGACATTGTTGTTCTGGAATGTATATAATAATATATTAAAGGATTATCCGGACTTGATAGGTAAATTACATGTAAGTTCAGATGAATTGCAAAGAGCAATAGGACGTTTTATGTACTTTGAAAAAAATCCTTCAGATATTATAGAAAAAGTTAAGTCGTGGTTGGCGGAGGAATATGATGAGCGTATCGAAGACATTTCATACATCTTTTCCGATGACGATTTTTTCGAAGGAGGGGATTTTTAGATATAATAAGGAGTCATTTCATTTACTATTAAAAAGCTGTTTCTTTGAAAAAGTTAAAGATAATAAAAAAATATCGTATTATAATATACCATGTGCGTTTGATATAGAAACAACATCATTTATTCAAAATGAAGAAAAATATGGTGTGATGTATGAATGGACATTCGGCATAGATGATTATGTAGTATATGGACGTTATTGGCAGGAATTTATCGAATTGCTGACTATTTTATCAGAAGAATTAAATTTATGTGATAAACAAATACTTGTTTGTTATGTTCATAATTTATCATTTGAATTTCAATTTATTCGTAATTTAATAAAATGGAATAAAGTATTTGCGGTAAAAGAGCGGGAACCTGTGCGTTGTCTTTCAGAACTTGGTATAGAATTTAGATGCTCCTATAAATTGAGTGGTTATTCGTTATCTAAGGTGGGTGAGCATTTAACAAAATACAAAGTACAGAAGATGGTAGGAGATTTGGATTATTCACTATTAAGGAATTCTGAAACAGTTTTAACAGAAAAAGAATTACAGTATTGTGAACATGATGTTCGTGTGGTCATGTCATACATAAGAGAGCTAATTGAGCAATATGGTGATATAACAAGAATACAATTAACAAAGACGGGATTTGTACGCGATTATTGTCGTAAAAAATGTTTCTATTCAAATTTGAAAGGAGTTAAACGGTCAGATAATTATAATAGATATCGTACATTTATCGAATCAATGAAATTAACAGTAGATGAATATGACCAATTAAAAAAAGCTTTTACGGGAGGATTTACACATGCTAATAGTTTTTATAGTGGTAAAATATTATTTAATGTTGCTTCCTATGATTTAACATCTTCATATCCTACTGTAATGCTTTCAGAATTATTTCCTATGTCGTCCAGTGAGAGAGTTAATATAAAAACACAGGCAGAACTAGAATATAATTTAAAAAATTATTGTTGCTTATTTGACTGTGAATTTTATAATATACATTCAAAAACTGAGTTCGAAAATATATTGTCTTATTCAAAATGTAGAAAAGTTCAAAATCCAATATTAAATAATGGTCGTATATATGTTGCTGATTATCTGGTAACAACATTAACGGAAACCGACTTTAAAATGATTCAGAAATTTTATCATGTAGACAAATTTGTTATACATAATTTTAGAAGATATCGGAAAGGTTTTTTACCGAAAGAATTTATACTTGCAATATTAAAGTTGTATAATGATAAAACATTATTAAAAGGGGTAGAAGGGAAAGAAGTGGAATATTTAAATAGTAAGGAATTTATAAATTCACTTTATGGAATGTGTGTTACTGATATTTGCAGAGATGAAATAACATATAATGAAGATTGGGGAAAAGTATGTGTTGATTATGAAGCGGAAATAAATAAATATAATAAAAGTAAAAAAAGGTTTTTATTTTATCCGTGGGGAGTTTGGATAACTTCATATGCAAGGCGTAATTTATACACTGCCATATATGAATGTGGAAATGATTATGTTTATTCGGACACAGATTCTGTTAAGATTCTTAATTATAAGAATCATTTAAAATATTTTGAAAAATATAATGAAAACATACTTAAAAAGTTAAAGTATATGTGTAATGTTTATGAAATTGATATTTCATTGCTTTCACCTAAAAATATGAAAGGCGAAGTAAAACCTCTTGGTGTATGGGATTTTGAGCATATATATGACAAATTTAAAACATTAGGGGCTAAAAGATATATTGTAGAATATGAAGGAAAAAAAGTTCTTACAGTATCTGGACTAAATAAACAGTGTGCTATTAAATATATGGAAGAAAAATATGGTGATGAAGTGTTCGAGAATTTTAATGATGAATTGGAAATTCCGTCAGAATATACAGGGAAACTAACACACACTTATATTGATTATGAACAAGAGGGTCAGTTAACTGACTACCAAGGAAAAGTGGCGCATTTTCATGAAATGAGTTCTGTAAATTTGTCGGGAGCTGATTACACTTTGAAAATATCTAAGCAATATGCAGATTTTTTAAGAGGAATTGAGGATAAACGAATATGAGTAAAAATTCTATATTCTGGTCTCCTAAAAAAATATTATCAAAAGGTTGTACATATAATATGGTTATAGGAGAACGCAGTAACGGTAAAACTTATGGCGTTGAGTTATATAGTTTAAAAAAATATATTGAAACAGGAGAGCAATTTGCTATTATAAGAAGATGGGGTGACGACTTTAAAGGCAAACGTGGTGCAACAATGTTTGATTCGATAGTGGCAAATGAAGAGATTAAAAAACTGACAAAGGGAGAGTGGACTGATATCTATTATTATTCTTCTCGTTGGTTTTTGTGCAGATATGAAGATGATAAACGCATAGTAGCTGATAAACCTTTGGCATACGGGTTTTCTCTTTCTGCTATGGAGCATGATAAATCCACTTCATACCCTGGTATAACGACAATCATTTTTGATGAGTTTTTAACACGTAGTGGATATTTGCAAAATGAGTTTGTTTTGTTTATGAATGTTATTAGTACGATTGCACGACTAAGAACTAATATAAAAATATTTATGCTCGGTAATACTGTTAATCAATACTGTCCTTATTTTGACGAAATGGGGTTGTATCGTGTTCGTAAAATGAAGCAAGGGGATATTGATGTTTATGAATACGGAAATAGCGAATTAAAGGTTGCGGTTGAATATTGTGAATCATTATCTAATAAAGGAAAAAAGAACAGTAACTTTTTATTTGCTTTTGAAAATCCTAAACTAGAAATGATAACAACGGGTACATGGGAAATGGATATTTATCCCCATTGTCCTTTCAAGTACAAATCAAATGAAATTATATACACATATTTTATTATATTTGACAATAATATACTCCAATGTGAAATAATTGTTACTAATAATATAACATTTACTTTTATTCATAGAAAAACAACACCATTGAAAAGCGAGGACAACGATTTGATATATTCAACTTCTTATGATCCCCGTTGTAATTGGCGTAGAAATATGCTAAACTCAAAGGATAATATCGATGTCCAAATAAAATGGTATTTTATTACGGATAGAGTATATTATCAGGATAATACCGTTGGAGAGATTGTAAAAAATTACTTATTATGGTGCAAAAAAAGAGGATGATAGTCATCCTCTTTCAACTTGGTTTACTATTATAATATAGTGTTACTGTAGTATCACTCGAAATTGTTTCTGTATGTTGGTAAACAATATAATCATCGGGAGATATTCTTGCCATGTATAAGATTGTTCCTGAAGGAACTTGAATCGATGTAACTTGTTCGCCAGAACTATTTAACGCATATGATTTGTTACTATATGCTCCACGATATTCATAACTACTTCGGGTTGGATAGTTGTTACCTACATTCATATACTCGTTATAATCTGGCTCAGCATCATCAAGTATTCCTGCCGAATTTAATGTTACGGTAACGGTTGATGTAGCTTTAGTCCATGATAACGGAGATGAAATATCGCTATTCTCGTACTGCTCATTATTACTATATGCTTGAACGGTAATAGAATATGTCTTATAATCGGAGAACGAATTATTGTTCATAGTCACCGTATATACATCATCTTTAAGAGTTGCAGACCAATTTAAAGGATATCCCATTTCCACACCGTCAACATAAACCCGATATGCATAAGCTCGTGAATCATTAGGGAAACTGAATTTACATATGTCCGTGGTTGATAAATCTGTCAATATCGGCGTCGTAAGTTTTATTTTACTCTTAGTCCATGATAACGGAGATGAAATATCGCTATTCTCGTACTGCTCATTATTACTATATGCTTGAACGGTAATAGAATATGTCTTATAATCGGAGAACGAATTATTGTTCATAGTCACCGTATATACATCATCTTTAAGAGTTGCAGACCAATTTAAAGGATATCCCATTTCCACACCGTCAACATAAACCCGATATGCATAAGCTCGTGAATCATTAGGGAAACTGAATTTACATATGTCCGTGGTTGATAAATCTGTCAATATCGGCGTCGTAAGTTTTATCGAATCTTCTTTTTCTAAAATAATACCCTGTGTCAAAAGATTTTCTATTTCGGTAAGTTCCTCAGTTAAAGCACTATCAAAATTTTCAAGATGAATAGAATTTATTTGAGTAAATCCAAAGCATTGATTTAATTTTTTACTCATTAACGAGGGCTTACCAATAAGAGATTTGTATGTTGACGGTTCTTGAATAGTTGGACGTGTATATATGATATATACATTATTTGGAGCATAATAAGAAAGAAAAGCATTTGTTAAATCTCCGCGTACCGTGGTTTCCATTTGCATATTACTGATTGTGTTAACAGTGGATTTTACGTCGTCTATTGCCATACCACCAATATGTCCCATTTGTGCAGAAAAGGTGCGTCTTGGCATAACAAACGAAGCAGCTGCAGATATTCCAAGTCCTCCAATTCCCTGCAAAAGTGATTGAAACATAGTGCGTTGATTACTTGACCCAATAGGTATTTGCTGACCTACTTGCGCCATTTTTGTTATTTTTATGACTTCATCGGCCATAATATAAACAGAAGCCATTCCGGAATTGAAGTCAAATACATAATCTATCCGTAATACTTTCCCCATAAATTCAGATGTAGAAAGTTCAATTATTCCAAGAAATGGAATAAACACTTCGATTCGTGTATATGGAGCATAATCAAGAAAATTATTGAAATATGGGATAATTTGTTTGTTACAAATATTAACACGTGCCAGCACCAGACCATTAGAAATTAATTTTGAAGCTATTCCAGTGTCACTATTATTGATATAAATATTACTATCAACCATTACATCGGGCGTAACATTCGTTATATCAAATGGATATATAGTAAGAGAACAGACATTCTGTATTGGCTCATTACGCCATAACGAATTAATTAAATCCCCCCATGTAGGTGTGTTTAGATAATTTTCAAAAGCAGTAACTTCCGTACTTGTAAGTGCGTATGCATTATTGAATTTAGTATACGGTGCATATGAATAATGCGGAAAAGATATGTTTGTACTCATATTAACTTACCACCATAAGAATAAAGTTACGATTAGCTGGCTGACCTGTATTTATAATAGATTGAGGAACTTCTTCAACTGTTATATTCGGTTCTTTTGACACGGGTAATGAACTGTCTATCAAATAAGGATTCCATTCGTATTCATTGCGTTCAATAATCGCCGATTGTAATAGTATTTTGTCCTTATAAGACATAAGCACATCGACATGCATATCTATTTGCCATAAATTTGTAGCAATTGATAATATATTTGTAACATAATAATAGCGATTGAATTTTGGAAGATAAACATAATTAAATGTAGGAAATTCACTCATTTCAATTATAATTGAGGGGTTTGTGATAGATGTTTTGTCACGTAAATAACCATTCAAAGTTGAAACACTTTCAAGAAAATTAGTTTTATCAACTCGATTTCGTTCCGCGTTGTTGTGGTATAAGTTCATATCCAATGAGCCGTCGTCGTATTCTTTAAAATTCGCTTTTATAAAATCAGAAATTGTCTTAGGAATATCCTGCGTTTCCTTTCCAAAATCTAATATTTCTCCAACCAATTCTGAATTAAATACCCTATTATTATATAAACTTATGGTATCGGTAGGATAACTACTACCTGGTGTATTAGCATCGGTTATATTACATAAATATATACTTTTTATATTATTATCAGCTCGTGTATATTTAGTCTGAACCCATGCTCCATTTACTTCATAATCTAAAAGCATATAATTATAAGTATGCCCTTTTAAATCTATATGTACAGGAATCATTCCTCTATCAACTTCCATAGAAGACAACGTGACAGTTGTTGTATGGTCAGGAATTACATATGAGCCTGAAATTACATCCCCCTCAATTGGAATCATATATGAATGATTTATTTCGTTTAATGATTTTACCACCAAAGGGTACCCATTCAGGTAATGACCATTAGTACTACTATATCTAACGTATGTTCCATATGATGTAGTTCCTGACGTATTGACGTAGTACGTATGTATAGTAGTTACACCATTACCGTTATAACCGATATTGAGTTCTTTATTATATGTAGAAAACCCGTCAGCATCGTTCATTTTCACGTGAAATGCATTATATAATGAATGACTATTTGCGGTACTAGTACCCCCTGTTTTAATATAATACCAATAAACCATATAACTATCCTTTCTATTTAAGGGAGAAGGGAGCAGAACTCATAAACTGCTCCCTTGTATGTGGAACTTTAAGCAACAAAGAAAACAACGAAGTTTTCGTTGAGGTCGTTAAAGTAGCCTGCTTTATATTTATAGAAATAGTTTGTGAAGTCTGCTTTTGCGTTATATTGTGTATTTACCCACTGTTCAACATTAGTAACACCGAGGGCATATCTGTCAAACATAACACCCAAAATTCCACTTGCTGTTACAGCATTACCACTACCAGAAGTAACATTGATAGCACTAGTAGAATTAAATGCGTAATCAGTACCACTACCTTGCCAATAAGGGACGACTTCGTACTTTGTAATAGCAGTAAACTCGTTATGATAAACGTCAGACTGCAAAAATACATCAGCAGAACGGGCAAACTCAGATAAAAGAATGAAATGTTGTTCCTCTTTCGGTGTAAACTTCTGCGTTTCACCTACATTGAAAAGCGTAGACATACGAGACAATCTATCAGAGTAAAGTCCCATATAATAGGAGGCGAAACGCACAAATTCAGGAGTTGTAACAGCCTCTGTCGCAGTAATGGACGTTGAATATCTTTGGTTATAAAGATATAACAAATTGACAGCCCTTGTATGCGAAGCTCCCGTAAATACTGTACCACTACCATAATCCTTATACAGTGTATCAGCAATAGCACTATTAATGGTACGCATAATTAGATTATCAATGGCAATCGTAAATGCTTTACTGATTTCATTGAATATCATTGAAACGAATCCGTCAAGCTCTGCAACTCCCGTAAAAGCACTACGCAGTTGCTTTTCTGTTATAGTTCTATCAACTTCAAAAGTTGCATATTTAGAGAAAAATTTGACATACACATCCGGCAAATTAACTTGATTCGGGTCGTAACTAGCACCGTTAACCAACTCATAGCTTTCATTTTCTACCGCTTCAGGAATAGCCGAACTGATTTTTTGTGTTACACTTCCCCACATTACACCGTCCATATATACAGACGGAGCAAGTCCGGTGTATGGACGATTAACAAAAACAACTTTACCAATACGGTCCACTAATTTTCTTACATAATTATCAAAAGAATTTGCGTTAAAAATCGCTGTTCCAACATCAACAACATTAGACAGATCTTCGGCAACAACGACAGAATCACCGAGTACTTCTTTTGTAGTTGTATTTATAAGTTCATAAATCTGTGATACCTGCATATAATTATCCCTTCGTAATATTATTAGTTGTAGATGTGAATTGGACTTTATCGTCCTGCGTAATACTCATTTGAACTGTAGTAATTGAATTAGAGTCTACGATCTGATAAACAACACCTTGTACAAATGTACTAATAACTGAAAAATTTACATATCTTTCTTTCTGTTCCACTCCTGCGATACTATAATTTGTTATCAGAATAGGTTTACCATACGATCCCTCATAAACATCCCAAATTCCTTCTACAGTTTGTGCAGCAGAATTAAGTACAAAATTGAGACCCTTTAAATTAAGTGATTGATATCCGCCTAGCATACTTATCTCTCCTTTACGAATAAATTTTCACAGTTAAAATATCATCAACTGTTTTAAAAACTTCTTCTATATAATCCCACAAGCGAAATTCGATTTCCTTCATCATTATCTCTTGTGGTGTAATTCCACTACTTCCACCTTCTTTAGTTATAATGGAATTTATTGTTTTGTCATTACTGTCGTTTCCAGTCTTATTGTTTTTATCTGTAAGATTATTAAATGTCTCTGTCTCTTCTGTTGTCGCATTATTAACATTATTGGCTACTGGATTCTTAGAACTGGAATTAAACCCGTAATAATTATTATCGATGTTGTTGTTTCCTGATGCATTACTCGCAATAGAGCCAGTTCGTACATTAGTATTAATGGTATTATAAGTTGTAACAAGATTGTCATTACTATTTATTGTTTCCTTATAATGTAATAAATCAGTAGGGCTATATTCGCTAATATAAATATTATATAAATTATCCCATATGTGATTATAATACGCATAAATAATCGCACACAACATGTTAAGATTAACATCAGAAAGAATCCCATTAACAAGCATTTTTTCAACAAGGGGGGAAACAATCTTTTCACCGGAATGATTACCTATATATACATAATCCAGCTGCTGACCCGTTATAAATTTACTCCACGGAACATTGGAATGCGCATCTGTTATGCGTGTAAACACACCATCTGTAATTTTTATTACATCAATTAATTGTGTTCGATTCGTCATTTACAGTGTCACTTCCTTTCTGCTCAATCTCTTCTACTTGTGAGTCAGTTATCTGATCTAACATCTCCTCATGCTGTTCCCAAATGGAAGATAATTTTACAGATATATTTGTACCATACATAGCATTCACTTTATTCCAGCATGTACGTCTACAATTTAACATATCTGTAACTAGTGGATAAAGTGTGTCTACGTTCATAGATGCCTCCCCACTCATTATTCTTTCACGCTTCATATTATAATTTGAATTGATGCCTACAGAATTTTTCCATGCCGCTTGTAAATATTGGTGATGCTCAATCAAGTCCGTAAGGGACTGTGAGCCAGTATTTGCATATGGAATTGTTTTTATTGCTTCAATAAAAGCTTGATCCGTAACAACACTCAATTTTCCATTTATGATATCTTCAATAAAAATTTCACATTGTTTGCGCGAGGCATCAGTGTTAGCGGTAAGCAATGAAACAATACGGGATTGAATAACAGCCATATTCATTGTTATATCACTCTCAATGAGCTGTGAAGCATACCTAGTAAATAACGGCATTAATCCTATAAATGAAGAATCATTATACATAAGAATACATTCTTCATCAATTTTTAAATCATAAGACCAATTCAAGGCCGGATTAGCCCCGATAAATCTTTCCGGAATATAATAAGGATTGGGTTTTCCGCCCAGCTCTCCACCAAGCATTCGAAGCTCGCCATCAGGGCATCTTGTAACGCAAGTTTTCCCTTGAACTTTCAACATCAATTCTATTTCACGTTGGGGCATCGTTTCAGGTAATCCCTCATACTCAAAAATAGATGAAGTTGAATTAAGCATCAATGAAATATAATAAGTGAGAGAGGATTGTTTGTCATTTACAGATGAATTATATGCTAAAGAATCAAGTACTTTGTTATAAAACTTATAGTCCATGTTTTTTTACTCCTTGTGAGAATAATCAACAAGACCCTCTCCAACAATGTAAGCAATAACCGAAGCGAGCGACATAACAATACCAGATATTTGCGCAACATCATTATCATTAAGTCCAAACGCTACGCATAAACCGCTTATTAATCCAGCAACTGCTACCCATAGTTTACGGGATGTTAATTTTTGTTTCCAATCCATAATATTACCTCATAATCAAAGAAAATAATGTAGTAATTCCAGCAGTAATAATGGCGGTAATAATTATTGTTAAAATCTGTGATGGTTTTTGTTCTATATCGGAAATTCGTTCATTCATTGTTAACACTGTTTTTTCCATTTGCTCCTGTAAAGTAGTCAAACGTGAAACACAGTTTGAAAGTTCAATGAGCATACTATCATGTTCTTCTAGCATATATTATCACCCATTTATATTATACAATAAAAAATATTTTTTGTCAATACATGCGTGTAGTGTTCTACACGCTTTTTTATTGTCATGCTATTATTTTAACATACTACTATTTTAATATGCTAACGTTTTACTAAGCTAAAACGGCAACGCCTGCGCGGAGAGAGGGGGGGGGTCTTT